CACCCCAAACCAATGCCATTACATGATCATCATGAAACCTATCATTTCTCTTACGATATATACCGTTTGGTTGTTTAATAAATGTTTCAAATTCTTGAATAGTGTCTAGATCGTTAATCATTACTGATTGTAATGAATTAATCCAATAACGCATATTTGATATAGCTTCAAACCGTAGATTGTTATGGCTAAATATGCCTAGGTTTCGTGTACTAGCGTAAGAACCTGTATTTGAAAGTTTTGAAAAACTTGCAATTTTCTCATAACTTAATGTATAGTGAAGAGCATCAATGACTTGTGCTCCACAATTATTACGCTCTATTAAAAGAGGTGGGTTGCCCCAGTGTTTGCAAAGAGCAAATAACTTATTTGCAAAATGATATGGGTCTACGTTATTTGTAGTTAGTACAGCGACTTGTTCTATAGCTTTGAGGTCAGTTACATCTAATATTTGTGCAACTGTACTAGCTCTACCTATACCTTCCCCTACATCTACCCCTATTACATAAAGGTTGTTTGGGTTAGGGGCTACAAAGACTCTATAAGAGTTGTCTTGACTAGTCCATAAGGGATGTTTACGGTCACGTTTAAATCTATCAATAGTTTCAGAAGCAATAGCTCCTTCACCATTATCTACAAAATAATTACCAAACTCTTGTTCAAAGTCAGACTCTGAACCGAGTGTTGCAATCATATTCTTTTTCCACCTTTCAGTTCTACCTGGAACATCCCACCAATCTATTCTTTCTGATTTCCACCCATTTGTGCCTTTTTCTGCACCGGAGTATATTTCATAAAATTTATTATCTGTACCGTTAGGTGTAGATACCATGAATATCTTAGTTTTTCTACCTGAAGATATAACAGGTATTACTGACTTCCAAAACTCTTTTAAGAAGCTTTGTTCAATAAATGCAGCTTCATCAATAATAAGACAGTTTGCAGTATCACCACGAGCAGCTGTAGATGTCGTTGTGCTCACACCAATACTACTATCATTTGCAAATGTTATACCAGTCTTTCCATACTCTTTTAACCCTGGTTTGAGAAACGATGGTAACATCTCATATGCTAGTCGCACACGTTTAAGCACACGTATTGCAGTATTCTCGTTGTTTGCTACAATAACAACGCGTTGATCATCTGTAAAGCACGTTAACCATAGAGCAAATATTGTTGTTAATGTTGTGTTGTGAGTCGGTATCATATTTCTACCAACTAGATACAAACAATCTTCACTATCTACAGTAATACATCTCACGGGGACACTCTCAGTGAGAGTTATATTCGTTATAATATAAGGCGTGTTGATGCCGCTTGTATCCCTTGGGATACAATGTGGTATGCAGCTTTCTAATATATCTAGAGTTGTCTTTACACTACCGGAGATTCCCTTTGTTTTCTCATCGCTAGACTGTGTAAACCATAAGTGTTCTGCATCTGCTATAATTACTTCATCATTATCAAATTCTACTGCATAACATATACGGTTATGTAGAATATCATGAGCTTTTAATACTTTCGTGTATTGACCTCTTGAACCAAAGACAGTGTCTCCGTCTTTGAGCTTCTCCATCGTACTCCACCCATTTTCGGTTAAAATTGGGGTATTACATGCAAGAGCTTTTCCTGCTTGTCTACATGAAAGTAAACTTACAAATCGATTATTTTGTAAACTACGTAAAATTTGTTTTTGCGCTACGTATAAAGGTATGATCATTTTACCTTTATCGACATTGGTTATGTAAAAGTGGTTCTCCGCGAAGTAAATAATATCATCTTTACATTCTTGATTCTCTTTAACCATTTTTGGAGACCATTCAAACTGAGCCCCATCTTTAAGAAGTTTTTTATCACCACGGTAAAATTGCTTATCATCAATAGGCTGATCATTTATAGCGTCTGGGTTATAATCATCAATATCCTCTACAGCCTCTGTTGTTTTTTTCTTAGACATAAAAAAAGGTGATACATTACGTATCACCTTTTTATTTATTAGTCTTTATGTGTTTATCACATACCACTAGGGTCTACACCAATAATACCTAGTAATGTTGTTCTAAGATGCTCAATAAGTGCGTCTTTTCCGTACTGAGAAGTTGCATGTATGACTGAAACTTTTTGACCAATAACATCATAACCAAGTAAAATAAAGTTTTCTAGGTATTCACTTATAACATTATCTAGATGTTTAATTTCAAGATTTTGTGCAGCTCGTACACTTGTCTTGTCATAAAACCTCATGAATGCTTGTCTTATAACCTCATCTACCTGAGCTGTTGATGCTGCACTTAAATGTTTAGCTTTCTTCTTTTGAGGTACTTTTGATTTTACAATCTTATCTACCTTTTCAGTGACTTGCTTCGTCTTACTGCTTTGACGAACTTTTTTTGGTTCAGGTAGCTCCGGCTGTTCAGATTTCATATAAGTATTTATTCTACTTGTGCGGGTTTATTTGTCGTACGTAAGGTATATTCAGGTGCTTTATTATTAATACCGTACCTTACTAGTGTTTCAACTAACACCTCATATGAACTTGTTTTAATCTTCAATCTACCAGGTATATACTGACCACCATCATACAACTCTAAACAATGATCACCGACTAAAGGGTCATCTACGTAACACGTACAAAACACACTTGAATAACCAGGGTCAATTATAAGAGTCCACACTCTTGGGTCTGCTTCACTATACTCAGTGAATAGTTTGTGGGAGTAATAACCACTATCACGTAAACGCTTTAGTATATAACCGAGGGTAGTAATTTTATTTGATGACATATTATTTTACAAGTGCAGATATTGCAAACCGAGTTTTAACATTAAGACTTTCTACATCGAACAGTAAGACATTTAATTTAGTATTTATCTTAACAACAAATGTATCATTTCTTAAACCTGTCAACATTCTTAATGCTTCAAGGTCTACAGCAAGTGGTGTAAATTCTGTACCTTCAAATTCATCACATACAAAGTAAGCAATGTTATTAATATTACTTCGCTCTCTATCGTTTAATTCTGCATACACACTACCATCTTGTATATAAAAATACACTTTACCTGCATCTGAAGCAATACTTTGACCTTTGAGTATTTCACTAAGACAATTAGTAGATAATATAAACGAACTATCACTAACAAGAGCTTGTATTTTTGATGCACTTATTGGACATCTCTGTACATACCCATCTTCAAGAAGATAGTATTTAAACTTTATCTCTTTACTTGAATACGAAAGATGATTATTATTATAATTTAATAAAACAACATCATCTTTCAAATTATCTAGTAGTTTAAGAAACTTCTTAATATCAGGTATATTAAGAGTAATTGAATTTTTAACATCAAAAGAAGAAGTATACTCTGCGCATAGTACAACTGCTGAGTCAGCTGTACTACATGTGGCTACTACATTATCACTATTAATAGTTAAGATAATCTTCTCAGTTAACTTACTCAAAGGTAATAGAAACTGCTGAACAAAACTCTGCCGTTCTATACTAAGAGGTATTTTCAAGATTCAGATGTTGTTAAATGTTTTACAAGCTTCTTAAGAGATGTATCTATACTCTTAAAGATTTTTAGCATTGATGCTATATCTTCATTTTCTACCGAGGAAGTAATAGTGCTTATCTTCATACTTCTAGGGCTCTCATTTAATCCAGTGCTGTCAGAGTGTGGATGAGTTCTCATAGCTTCTCTATTAAGCTCATCTGCAATTCTCTTTCTTTTTTCGTTCTGCTGATTAACTTCTTGTTCTACCATTGCAGACGGTAGAAATGATTTAGGATTGATCTTCTTTGCAGGACCTAGTGCACTCATTTGCACAGTATTTTCATCAACGTGCTGTAAGTTACCAGCCACTAAACTCGCCATAAAGGCAGATGCTAGATCGTCAGACATATTAGTGAAGTTCCCTTCCTGCTGTAATTACAGCGCATGCAGTTGAACTATGAATTGATTCATAATGGTTGACTACAACACTATAATCTTTAATACGCTTATCAAGTTCTTCATCAAGTTCCTGGCCAATAAGTCGTACCATATCTTCAACAAAACGAGGGTTTTCATACATTAGTTCAGTTTGATATGCTTCATCAACTCGCTTAAGAGCATTAATAATAGGTGCTGAACTACAACGCTCAACTACATCAATCAACTCCTCAATCCACATTACCCCGTGACTCTCATCAAGCTCAACGGTAACATCTGCGACACTACGCTGATTGTGTGCACCATAATCGCTTATTTCCTTACTACATGGACAAAGAGATGCATACAACACATTAACCGTAAGATAAAGCCTTGTAACACCGTCAATCAATTTACCTTCCATACTACCGCGATAATCCATATGAGACTCAATTCCAGATACAGGGGCTTTCCTCTTCAAAAAGTAGTCAAACTTAATTCGTACAAAAGCATTATCTGACTTAAGACGTGATTTACACTCACTCAACAAACTTGGAATTACTTCGTGAATATAATAACCATCTTTCTGAAGAATCTCTTCGATGAGAATACGATAGCGACTCATATTAGTACCCTTTACTTCAGAAGTAAGGTCTGTATACATACTAATCTTTCCACTACCTTCATTAACAGTTCCGTCTTTTCTAATAATCTTAATCGGTACTGTTGCGTCGCGTGTACCTACCTTAGGTATATATTTTCTTGGAAAACCTTCAACCGTATTTTGAATGTCTGGAATCTCTTCGTTAGTTTTTTTACGTGGCATAATTTTTTTTATTATTTTTTTTAAATTGTTTCTATAGGTTTTAATTAGTATTTTTCAAGTATGCCTCGAAGTTCTTCATCAAGATCATCGAGAGAGTTATCGTTTTTATTTTCGACAACATCTTTTGCGTCTTCAACACCACTAAATACATTTTCAATATCATTCGAGAATTGCTTCTTAACAGTTTTTGCTGCTACTACATTCTCATCCTCGTCTTCTTCAGCATTTTGAACTGCGTCAACACTACAGAAATAATGTTGCTCAAGCAGACGTTGTAAATCTGGAGCAGATGAAGGTTTAGATACTTCTTCAAGAGTAAAGATATTATTATGAATATCATCAATATTTTCTACTTCAAGAGGGCTTGCAGATACAAACTTACTCGACGCATAAGTAACAAGATACTTCTTATTCTGCGCATTACTACGAGCTTCACACTTTACACGAAGAGTGCATCCATTACGTACGTCAAAGATCTTTGGTCCGTATTCAGAAGCATCTTCCCCGTTAATAGCTTCATCAATAATCTTTGCAAGTTCGCGACCATAGCGAAGTATTTTTACCTTACCTGCATTTTCAAGTTTAGTAGGATCACTTACTACATATGCATTTGCAAGCCAGTTTTCTTTGCGATTAATCAACTTATTCTTTTCTTTCTCTTCATTTGTACCGGAGCGAAAAGTCTTAATTGCATGACTACAGATCGGGCAACTCTCACCAAAAGTGGTCGGACAAATAGCTGTAACAAATTTATTAGTAGCTAGACTTGTCCAGCTGTGGTGGTAGTAGTGATAGAGAGACTTTTTAGGTTGATCCAAGTTAGGTACTAGGCGAAGAAGGTAAGTCTTACCAGATTCAAACTTCAACATATCTTTGTAGACAGTCTCTGCGGTAGGCTTCATCGAATTCTTAATATCGTCGAACATTGAGTTAGTGAATTTCATAATTTATAAGGTATATAATAGCTGTTAATTTTTATTCTGCAAGTGTTTATAGATTGTATTTTTAAGTTTAAGTGTTATTTTTTGTAGGAATGGTTTTAATGTTTTACTGTTGTTGTATTTGTCTCTAAAGTGTAAATAGTTTGTTCCAAATGCTCCTAAAAACATACTTTGTTCTTCAAGAGTTAGTTTGTTTATTGATGAATAAACACCCGTTAATTCCATAAGGCAATAAGGGGATATTAAATTTGATTTAACGTGCTCTACCCATATCGGTATTAGTGCATTTGTGTGTTCAATATAATCAATTAATTGAATATTATTATCAATGCAATATTTTGTTAAGAACTTTAATGATTCTTTAACTCTTTCAATAAGAAGGTCAGGGTCACTTGCTTCGAGTTGTTTCTTATATAGTGTATACGCTTTTAATGCACGCATACTTGCATAATAGTTAAGGTCAAAAAATTCTACATCTTTATATATCTTATAAGGTGCTTCAAAGTATAATTGAAGATCTATTTCTTTATGTTTTAAAAATAAAACAGTTAACCTTTTAACAAGCATATAACGAGCATCTGTCTCAAAATTATCAAAATTATCTCGTCTCTTACAGGGCTTATTCTTAACTTTACGTGTTGTGGTTAAGTAGCAGTTATATACTTGTTTTTCAAAATCTGTCATTTTTTAAGCGATCGTTGAAACGTTTTTTTAACGTTTTTACTTTTAAGTAACGCAGGGTACATATGTAGCATATTTAGTAAAGCTTCTCTCTCGTCATCTACCCCGGTTAATGATATGAGTATACTGCGAATATTTGCATTTTCAAGGATAGACGTAAATAAAGCAGCTGAATTTATCTTCTTACCGCTTATAATAGATAAAAATGCTCCTAATTTCATTAGACCTTGTATATACTCCTTACTGGTAGTACACATAACAGGGTCACTATTGTGTGTAATGTTTAGGATATTTTTACTTGTTAACATAAGATAACAAGTAATTATATATTAGTTAAGCTTACTGCAAGGTAAGTATATTAGTCACTTAGTACAGCGTTACCAAGTACCCGAACAGGTCCTATTATATGAGAAGTTACATGAGCAGATAATTGACTTGTAAATATTATTCCAGTGTCATTTGTGTCTATCTGAGCTGGGTTTGTCCAAGAAATATCAAGATCTACAAATGCACTTATTATACCGTTTAAAGTAACATTACTACTTAATATAGGTAAACCACTAACAGTGTTTAAGTTATATTCATCTGTACTCCATGAAGATAGGTTATGCCACGAACTGGAACCGCTAAAAGTTGATAGAGTTGTATACCAATAAGAGCCATCTCTTGGTGCAGAGCTTGCGCTACCATTGTATGTGACTACACCTGAGCCATTTACAACTAGATTACAGTGATGTGATTTATTGCTAGTAGACGTAAATATAATACCTGTATCACCAAGGGTGATTGAAGCAGGCTCTATCCATGTTAAACTATCGAGATTAACTGTTGGTATATATTCATCGAGTAATATCACATCCGTATAACCTTTGGGCAGTGAAGCAGCACTTTGTAGACAATCTGAATCAACCCACCAATATGAAAGATTTGCCCAGTCATATACTTCACTTACATCACTTATGGCTTTCCAGTATTTACCTACACCACCGTTTTGTTTAAAAGGGTTTTCTATAGAAACTACAAAACGCTCAGGGTGTATTTTTAATAAGTCAAGATATATTATATCACCTGTAAGACTCTGGCTTGTACCCTCATAACCATTTAACGTAAGAGGAGCATTCGGTACAGTGTTAACTTCTACATCATATAGCGTCTGACCTCTTATTACTCTAAAGTTACTATAAGATGTTATCAAGTGTAAGGTTAAAGGTAGTTTACTAACATTATTAGTATTAAATGTTATATCCCCTGTAGATGTGGGTGCTGATCCATTAACTGATATGTGAAAGTTTGTAATACCTACACCCTGAAAAGCTATATGACACCAATTAAGTGTCGGTATAAATATACCTGTGTTGTAATTATTTAATGTTAATTCTCTCGTGCCTGAGTTAGTTGTATTGAGATTAAAAACATTATCTCCAATTTGAAAGAATGATTCAGTAATGCCACTTGCTGTAACATAAAACCAAAATTCAATTGTGTAACTTTGTTGAAAGTGTATTACATTAGGTATGTAACCTATTACAATAGGCGCTGTAATACTTGCACTATAATAACCACGAGTTTTATCAACTCCGTTTAAAAACTGATAGTTATTATAGCGTTTAGATGTGGGTACATTATTAATATTTAATTTTCTACCAGCTACACCCACCCCGCTCATGTATGTATCAAAAAACACATCTTCAATTACACTACCATTATTCACAGCATTATTATAAAAATATGCATTTCTACATATCACCCCTGACACTGTATTTACTGAGTTATTATAAAACTTTGCTGTTCTACAAACTAACTCATTGTTTACACTATCATCTTTAAAATTCACTCTCCCAGTTAAAATACCACAGTTTGAAGCAGTGTGAGTAAATGTAGCATGACCACCGTCTCCACCTGTTATGGGGTTAGTAATTGTTCCTAAATTTATTGTATTATCATGAAATGTTGAACTTTGACAGTGTATAGTTCCTGTATTAATAGCTTCACCTCTAAATGTAGCACCATTGTCTAAATTAGACATATTTGTTGAATTATTATCAAATGTTACCCTACCTTGCACGTTTGATATATAATTTATAGAGTGATTTTTAAATGTAACATTAAAAGCTCGAGAAAACACTGAATCATTCAATATAGTTTGAGTAGAGTTATCTCGGAAATATGCATCATTAACATTGCCGTAATTGCAGCTTTCTTCCTGAAAGGTAACGTGTGAAGCTTCTCCCTTATTGACAGTATTATCATTAAATATGCATTTACCTTCTGAAACGAGAACAGCTCCAGAGCGTTCATTAACACTATTTTCATTAAATAATACTATAGCTGTTGGTGTTATTGCAGTACCTCGGTTTAATGTATTATCCCAAAAAATAGCTCTACGAAGTATGTACCCCGTTTCACTATTTATAGCATAATCAAAAAACGTTGCTTCTCCTACTGTACCGTTATTAACAGCTGATGTTGCAAAGTAAGCAACCCCTGTAATGTCACCCTCATTAACAGAGCTATCTAAAAACACTGCATCACCGTCTATGTTTCTAGTGTTAACGACAGTATTTCTAAATATATTATTACTCAACATAATTATACTGTATTTAGTCTATCTAGCGTGTTTACTGCTTCTTTTATTGCAGTTTCAACATTATCAGCTTCAAAGTAATCTGAATTTGTTTCTGTTAGTGTAAGAGTATCATATTTTACCTTGAATGCACATGTACCGTAATTAGGACCAAAACGGTTCTTTGACATCCCTAACTGTATTACCCCTAGCTCTCTATCTTCTTCTTCTTGCCATATAGAACACATAACATCACATGTTGCAGCTAAACCAATACTCTCTGACACTCCCTCCATACCTGGGTTAACTGTATTGAATGCGTCTCTCTTTAACTGTGAAGCCGTTACAAAAGGTACATTGAATTTAAACGATAAAGCTCGCAACTGCTCAGCTACTTCTTTAACACCTTCATAAGAATTAAGACCCTTAGTAATAGGTTTTATTAAGTTTATATAATCTACAACAACAACTTCAGGCTTAAACCCCTTCTGCGTTAATTTTGTGATATACGCTTCAATCTGTCTTGTAGTTATAGTTTTAGGGGGGTACTCTTTAATGACTAATTTACTTTCAATTTTCTTCTCAACGTCCTGAATGATCTGTTTTAATTCATCTGTATATGTTTTAAGCTGATTGTGAGGTATCTGGGTAATCTGAGAGCTTACACGCTTTGCGTACATAAACTCTGACATCTCTAGAGATATTAATAATGTATTTCTATTATTTAATACTAAATTTGTCGCAATATTACCTAAGAATATACTCTTACCGACGTTCACTTGCCCTAGAAAACACGTAAGAGTCTTAGGATAAAGACCACCTTCAAGTCGTTCATCAAGAAACTTCCAACCCAATGGAATTGGTTTATATATAGTTTGAAGTTCAAGTATATGTTTCTCAACGTCTTCAAAATACCAATGACCCATACTCTCACTTAAATTAATTGTATTTGTCTTTTCAAATTCTAATAAAATTTCTGAAGGGTCAGTATTACCTTTTGAAAACTTTTCAGCTGCAATAATAATAGCTCTTTGTAAGGACCTCTCTCTTAAGAAACGTTCTGTATTAACTAATAACTCTTGCTTATCATATTTTTTATCAAGTTGTTTTAATTTACCTAAAGCTTCTGAAAATGAAGTTTTATCTGAATCAGATGTTAAACGAGATTTTATCTCTGTAGCAGTCGGCACAACCCCACGTTCTTGAAAAAATGCAAAAATAACATTAAACATTACTTTAATGTTTTTATCACTAAAGAAATCTAAATTTACATGCTCAATAATAGTTGCAAGATACTCTTGATTTGCTAATGAGTTTAATAAAATTACGTTTTCATAATAATCAAGATCTAACGCTTTAACGTCTTTTTGCATATATACTATTCTAGCTCTTGCACTTCAGTTTGCAATTCTGTAGTTGTATTATTACTATAACATAATTGTTGTTGTAACACAACTTCAAGTTTAGGTAAAACCTTATCCCATACTTCAATATTTTTTTCAATATTTTTACGAAACCCTAAGCTAGCGCCTTCAAATAAAAATGAGCGACCCTGAGGGACAAATACTCCATACGCAACAGCTATATCAAAAAGACCGGAATATTTCTCTAGACCAGTCTTAAAGTTAAGATACAACTCTGTTTTAAGAAAGTTAGGAACAAACCTATTCTTTACAGTCATAGCTGTAAGAGTTACACCTGATACATTATTGGATATAGCTACACTTGCTTCATCAGGGTTATCTGAAGTTTTTTCATTTTTAGTACTAAGCTGAACTAGTACTGATGCAAGATATATCGGGCCTTTACCACCGCTTTGGTTTTTTGTTAAAGACGGAAACATTTCCATCCCTTCATAAATATGATTGCTAAATAGAATCGGCACCTTTGCTTTTGCAGCTCTGTACGTTAAGGTTCTCATAAGAGACTTAATAGCCTTAGCACGTTGACCAACATCAGCAGCATCTTTACCTGCAGCTGTATCTCTTATTTCTTTCGAGCTCGCCAAATTACCAAGTGAATCTATAGCTATAATAAATTTTAACTCAGGGTCATTTGCTTTAATAACATTATCTAGAAATGCACACATTTGATTTCGGCAATCTTCTACTGTTTCAACAGGGTAGTATTTAACTCTCGTAGTGTCCATTCCAGCATTCTCCGCGCTTCGCTTATCTACAGCAACTTCTGAATCCCAGATAACAGGGATGTAACCTTTTTTCTGAGCATTGGCCATAATCTTATTCATTATAAGCGTCTTACCTGCCATCGACGGTCCTGCAAAACCTGTAATTCTCCCTGCTGGAACACCTTTGGAAGGAGAACCAGAAATAATTGTATTAAGAGCAAGGTTACCTGTATCAATCCAATCATCTGCAGATGATAATGTTGATTCATCTAATGTAGTAGAATCAGGATTCATATCATCAACTGCTTTAAATATATCTTTTAAATGATGTAACGCGTTCTTTGCCATATTGTGTATTATAATACCTTTATTAAATACGTCAAATAAAAAACCCTACACAAATAATCGTGTAGGGTTTTAAGTCTTTAACTAAATCTTACTCTTCAAAAAGTTTTACAATATT